CGGTTTGTGGCTTCCGGACAAAAAGCCACACTTTTTAAAACCAATAAAAACATTTTATGCCAATCATAAAAATAACTAGCGAAACAAATTTAATACATAACGAGACTCGATACTTTATAAGAGTAGACGGCAAGTTTATACAAGGTTTTGCTACCCTAGAGAAAGCCGAAGAGGTAGCACAACAACTAGCAGCAAACGGAGGTAAAGAAAAAACAGACGAAATAACCCTTAAAGAAATAATATGCTAATCAAAAATCTTCAGTCCAACCAACTTACTTTTAAAGACGGCCGTTTTTATACCGACGAAAACGGCAACTATTTTCCAAGCGCAACGACAATACTTGAGGCCTACCCAAAACCGGCTCAACTTATTATGTGGATGAAGGAGGTAGGATCTAAGGCCGACGAAATTAGAGACGCGGCCGGCAAACGCGGTTCCGCAGTTCACCAACTTACCGAAGACTACGACAACGGCATAGAATGCACCTTGCTAGATGAATACGGCAAGCCTAGATTTTCTTTGGACGAATGGAGTATGTTTGAACGTTACGTAGAATTTAGCGTAAACCATAAGCCGGAGCATCACTTAATTGAGCAAACTTTTATAGGCGGTGGCTTAGGCTTTGCCGGAACCATTGACCGAATTTGCACAATAGATGGCAAGACCTATGTTTTAGATATTAAAACAAGCAACGGCATCTATAATAGCTATTGGCTGCAACTAGCAGCTTATCGCGAACTTTATATTAAGTGCGCCTCTAAGCTATCATCAAGCTTGCCAAAAGTTGACGGGGTAGCTATTTTATGGCTTAACTCAAAAACTAGGACAAGCGGTAAAAAAGGCGACGTGCAAGGTAAAGGATGGCAAATGGTAACCGAAATAGATACGACAAAACAATGGTCGTTATTCCAAGCCGTTCAACAATTATGGCACGCCGAACATGAAGGCGATAAGCCAAAAGAATTTAGTTACCAACTTTCTCATAAAAAGTAATTAACTTAGCGCCATGACAACCAAAAGAAAACGATTATACTTTGACATAGAAACAAGTGCGAATATCGGTTTCTTTTGGCAAAGTGGATATAAGCTTAACATCGGGCCACAAAATATAATAAAAGAGCGTGCAATTATTTGCATCTGTTATAAGTGGGAAGACGAAAAAATAACGCACTCGTTAACTTGGGATAATAAACAGAATGACAAAAAAATGCTCATTGAATTTATTAAAGTCTTAAACACCGCCGACGAAACAATAGGTCACAACGGCGATAAATTTGACCTTGCTTGGGTGCGCACTCGTTGTTTATTTCATGGAATAGATATGTTTCCAAGCTATACAACGATTGATACTTTAAAAGTTGCACGCAGTAAGTTTAAATTTAATAGTAATAAGCTTAATTACATTGCGCAATATTTAGGCATCGGACAAAAGATTAAAACTGAATTTGATTTATGGAAGGACATCGCCTTAAAGAATGATAAGGTTGCACTTGCTAAGATGGTTAAATATTGTATTATGGACGTAATACTTTTAGAGAAAGTACATAAGATATTGAATAATCATATAGACGCTAAGACGCACTATGGCGTTATCTTTGGTGAGTATAAAGGCACTTGCCCCGAATGTGGCTCGGACGATCTTATTAAACATAGTAGACAAATTTTAGCAAGCGGAACCATTAAACTAATTTACAAATGCAAGACGTGTGGCAAGTTTCACCGCAAGACGGACAAGTAGGCGGGGATCATTATAAAATTTATAAGATCCAACCGACCGAATTTATACACACAAATAGTATTCCTTTTATCGAAGGCAATATTATTAAGTATGTAATGAGACATAAAAATAAAAACGGCATCGAAGACTTAAAAAAAGCAAGGCATTATATTGACCTTCTAATAAAACTAGAGTATGAAACTACCAAAGTTATTTAACAAAATGAAACTAGCGGAGCAAGAAATTTGGCTTACTAATAAGCTAGCCGAAGTACATGGCATTGAATTAGAAATAAGAAGATACCTAGCCAAGGTACGTGGCGGGCAAATTATATTTACTCCAAGCGATGAAATAGATAGGCTTGATGAAATAGATTTAAAAAAGAATGCTTAAGATTAAGATTATATATCGTAAACTCGGACGGGAGCAAGCGCATGGCCTTGTTAGCAGCGACGGCGTTATAGAAATCGACGAACGCCTTAAAGGCAAAAAGCATCTAGAAATATTAATTCATGAAGTATTGCACTTGCTATACCCTAGAAATTCGGAAGCTACAATAGTTAAAAACTCCGTTATGCTTACACGCATTTTATGGAGGGAGGGTTATAGACGTGTGGATCAAAAAGAAGACGAACCCCTACAAGACGGGTTAATATAGAATTGGATTGCCTTTGACCAATTAAATATGATTAGGCAAAAGGCCGGCAAAAATAACATCTATAAATATTATGGTAGTAATTACGGATATGCCGGCCTTATCTTTTAGTCCAATAATATGTTAATAATATACATTTTATCGTATCAATTTGCGTATAAATACGGATAAATACGCATAAAGTAAAGGTAAAACTTGACAAAGTCGCTAATAAAGTAAAGGTAAAACTTGACAAATTACGTAGCAATACTGCGACAATTACGGAAATTATAAACTATTGTTGTGCCTAAATTATCATAATGTGTCATAAAAAGCACTTTTTGACACATATTTGTCCCATATAAGTCACATTAAATTAGAAAAATTCATGCAACTTAGAGACTACCAAGTAGACATTGCGGAGCAAGCCATTAATATACTTAAGGAATTTAAGCTAGTATATTTAGCTATGCAAGTACGTACGGGCAAGACTATAACAAGCTTGCATATTGCTAGTTTATACGGCGCTAAGAAGGTTTTATTTGTTACTAAGAAAAAAGCTATTAGCAGCATTGAAGATGATTTTAAGCAGTCTAATTGTTTATACGATTTACTTGTTATAAATTACGAAAGCTTACATAAGATAACACACGCTTACGATCTTATTATAGTAGACGAAGCGCACGCCTTGGGACAATTTCCAAAGCCAAGCAATCGGGTGACAGACTTAAAGAACATTTGCTTAGGCAAACCGGTAATATATTTAAGCGGTACGCCATCGCCCGAAACATACGCTCAATTTTATCATCAATTTTTTGTAAGTAGTTTTAGTCCGTTTAAAGAATTTAAAAACTTTTACGCATGGCATAAAGAGTACGGCATTCCAAAAACAAAGTTTTTATATAATATGCAAGTGCCGGACTATACGCACGTAAAGCAAGAACGCATTCAAACTGAAATTCAACACTTGTTGTTAACCTATACTCAAGAAGAGGCCGGCTTTGAGTCTTTAGTAGAAGAGGTTATTTTATACGTACCTATGTCGGATAAAGTTAAGTGGGCCGTAGACAAGATAAAGAAGGATAAGTTATTTAAGACTAAGGATGGATCTGTTATCTTAGCAGATACGTCGGTTAAGGAAATGCAAAAGATCCATCAAATATGCAGCGGGTCGGTTAAGACCGAAGATGGTAACGCTTTAATGTTTGACGATACAAAAGCTATATTTATTAAAGAGCGTTTTAAAGGGCAAAAGATAGCTATATTTTATAAGTACATTGCCGAGGGTATGCAGCTAAGGGTTGACTTTGCGGGCCGTATTATCGAGGATCCTATGGCTTTTAACGAGGCAACCGGCGACGCAGTCTTTATAAGTCAAATACAAAGTGGCCGGGAGGGTATAAACTTAAGCACGGCCGACGCCTTGGTTATGTATAACATTGACTTTAGCGCGGTAAGTTATTGGCAATCAAGGGCTAGAATGCAAACTAAAGACCGAACGGAAGCCTCTAAAGTATATTGGATTTTTACTACCGGCGGCATTGAAGACCGCATATTTAGCATGGTGCAAAATAAAAAAGACTTTACTTTAAGTCATTTTAAAAAAATATATTAAAAATATTTTTTTATTCGGATTTTATGTTTTAGCTTTGATTTCATAATCAAAACCAATAACATGAACAAGTTAAAAACACCACAACAAAAAGCAAATGAGCGTTACGCTCAAGAAAGTATCAAGCCGGTATATGCAGTAATTGTAATATGCTTTGCTCTTATTATAACCGCTTTATTAGAAAGCTTATGAGACACTACTTAATCTTTATTTATGAACTAATATTTTTTACGTTCATATCACTTCCGCTAGCAATAACGTTGTACTTAATTGCTACTATTATTTCAAAATTTAAAAACTTTTAATCATGGTAAATCACCAAGAATGGCAAGACCTTACTATTATAGAAAAAATCGACTTAGTCGGCAAGGTTACACACTTACTGCAAAACGACCTAGATAGCTTTAACGCTTTTAAAAATTGGGTTTCAGCAAGTGAACTATTAGGATTGTTTAACGAAGTAAAAATTAACGATGAGGGAAATTCTTAAATACATAAAACTCTATACGGGATGCAATGATCATGCACTTAAGAGAATTGAGGCAATGTTAGAGCCTAGGCTTAAACCCATTATTATAGAAAAAATTGTAGAAGTAGAAAAAGTAGTGACTCGAAAAATAAACACTAGGACTTCTATTGCTAAATGGTCTCAATCTTATTTTATAGAAAACGGGATAACTTATAATGAAATAAACCAAAGATCAAGAACTAAAGAAGTTCTTAATATTAGAAATTCTTTTGTAAAAAAAGCTTATTTAGATGGTTTTACATGCACTAGCATTGCTAAATATTTAAATAGAGATCATTCTACTATTTTACACTCTATTCGTAAATAGTTCCCCCGCTATTGTTCTTGACGGCTCTCAAGATTTGTTTTCTTTGAGGGCCGTTTTTTTTGTAGCTTACGTGAATCCAAGCATAGTTAAACTCATTGATCACTTGATCAAATGGCAGCTTGGCTACGATAAAGTCGAATATATCTTTATTTGTAATATTGTGAGTGTGTCCGTCCATATCTATATCAATCGCTTCGCCCTTGCAATGCTGCGATTTTGCGCTTCCGTTAACCAATTTATTGAGTGCTGCGGATCTGTAAGCGCTACTTATGTAAATTGGAACTCTAAACTCGGTACGGATAGGCTCGAAGATATTTTCGGCTAGGGCCTTTAAATTTTCTATATGCTCCGGCGTTGGCATATTAGTAATTCCGTTACGCTTGGCACTTTCGGATCTAATAAGTTCGGCTAAGACAAGGTGTTGAGAAATGACCATAAATAACGTTTTAAAATTAATATACCCGCTATTGCGATTATAAGCCACCAAAAACGGCTTTCGGCCTTTTGCTTGTACTTATGTTCGGCTTGATATAAAACCTTGTAGAATCGAACCGAATCGCTTAGAATGCCTATCATGCGCATATCTTGCACATAAGCAGTTTTAATGTCTTTAACCTTAATAGTCTTTACAATAGTCTTGCCTTGCTCGGTCAATGTTATAACATTGTTAATCGTGTCGCGCTTATAATCAAAAATCGTGTCTTGTAGTATCGTAGTATCGCTTAAGGTTACTACCATAGTATCGTTAGCACATGGACGATCTAGGGCCAAAGTATTAAAGACTCTATTGCTAGCGTCTCTATTATTTAAAACTAAACGCTCGGCCTTACGGATAGGGTTGCAAGCAATCAAAAATATAGTTATTAAAATAACTATATATACTATAAATAGTTTAGCCTTTGTTGCCATAACGAGGGTCGTGTGGATTAAGAAAATTAATTATAATTGGCAAGATAGAAATAACCGCAGCACTTATGCACTCTTCAAGTGTCACCTCGTAGATATTGCCTTTGCTTATGATCATGGTAAGGATTGCCGTCAATACAAGCTTAAGCCATGATCCGTAAATAGTATTTAAAAATTTCATTTTATTTTCTTTGTGGCGTTATAGTAGTATCTTATCGCCATAATACCGCTAATAATAGCGACCAAGCCCGCAACCATTGTAATCAAAGGTTGCACTTGTGTTATGGTAAGTGATGCGGCAGTAATTGAAACCGCAGTATTCGCAAGGGCTTGGCTGCTATCTTGAGTCATTTTTAATCTTCGTTTTTAGGCTCTTCTTTAGGCTTTTGCTCTTGCTCAAGCTGACCAAAGAAAGTTAATAATGGTAGGCCAAACTCCGTAGGGATTTTGTTAATAAAGGCCTTTAAATCTTGTAAGTGTTGCTCGTTTAATTGTAACATAATTTTTAATTTAATGCAAATATAACTATTTGTTTTTTAATTCGTCTATTTCTGCTTTAAGTTCTTGTACTGCTTTTACTAAAGCTGCTATTATTGGCATTTCGGTTATACCTATAAAAGTGCTATCACCATTAATAGTCTCGCTATATGCTTGCGGAATAAATTCTTTAACTTCTTGAGCAATAAATCCTAATTTTTTATCTTGGGTTTCATCATCATTTTTCATTCTAAATAAGGTAGGCTTTAAACCTAAAATAGCATTTAAGCCTATTGTAGAATTTTCAAAATCTTTTTTCTTATTTATATCCGATACTACCACATAAGTACCCGCCGTTGTAATTACTGAAAGTGCGCTATAATTAAAACCAAAATATAAATTATTATCACCTCCCGCTAAAATATTCCAAATATTACCGGATGTATTAATTAAACCAAAACCATCATTAACAAAACCATTTCCGGCTTGTTTAATTTGTAATTGACCGGTAGTTGAAATTTTTACTCTCTCAGCTATTGTACCCGAAATTGATGTCCAAAATTCTAAACTACCACCGGTTGCGTCGTCACCTCTTCTAAATTTAATTGCAGCGGTTTCGGAACCATACCACATTAAAGAAATCTTGGATTTTGATGCACTACCCGGTTCGGTAGATACTTGCAAATCCATTATTTCGCCGCTATTATTTCTGTAAATAAATTTAGTTTCACCACTAGATTGTATTTTTATCCTTTCTTGACCTAGATTATTAGAACATAAAATCAATCCTTTACCGGTTTGACCACCAATTAGCATATCGTTTGCAGTTAAAACTATTGCTCCGGTATTAGTAGTACCATTATGATAAAAATCAAAATATCCCTCCGGAGTAATTTGCATTCTTTTGGTATTGTTATTAGTATAAAATACCATAGTATTTGCTACTGCACCACCTCCAATTAACCAATGCGTATTACCTCCATTTGTATAAGAGCCAATGTTATTATATCTTGCTCCATCATCGTTTGCTCCAATTAATTTAATTGCAGTTGCATAACCTCCCGTTCCTTGATAAATACTAAATACATTATCTTGATTTCCGTTTCTATATAAAGTAAGTAAATCAACCGGTGTAGTAGTGCCTATTCCAACATTACCACCCGCAAAGCAATAATTAGTAGATGCCCAACCGGAAGAGTATGAGCTATCAAATACTACTGCATAAGCTGATCCGGTTTGTGTTTTATACGAAATAGTAGTTCTTGGATTGTATGTGCCGTCTGCAATACCAAAAGAAATTAAAGGTTGTGTAGTATTAAAATTTGCGCTCATTGATTCTAAATTAGAATATGTTGCACCAAATCCGTTTACACTAACAGAATTTGAGAATGTAGCAGCACCGGTAGAAGCTATTGTAAGTAATGCAGTTTGAGCCGAGGCCCCCGTTTGTTTTCTAAATACAAATCCACCGCCTACACTATTCCAAATATCTAACTCACTATTAGCATTTGAAAAATTAGTTCCAATTGCTCCAAAGTAAGTATTGTATGCCGGATATGTCCCCGCGCTATTGTATTCAAATGTAGCATAACCGCCTTTAGAACTTACCCCACCATTGCCGGTAACTCTACCACTAAACGTAGCACTTGTACCACTAAGGCCTCCAAAGAAAGTTATATTTGCACTACCTCCGGCACCAAAGTCAGCTACTTGAGTACCGCTATTAGCGTTAATACTTAGTCCCGCACTTGTTGCAGCTTTTACTTGAGGCGTAGTTAAGATACCGCTAAAAGTAGCAGTAGTACCACTTAAGCCTCCGGTTAAAGTTCCGCCGCCTAAAGGTAAGTAGCTTGTATTATCATAGCTTATTGTAGTACCGCTTATCTTAACAAATCCGGTGCCGTTAAGCGCCGCTTGCTTGCCATTAAAAGTATTCCAATCTGTGCTAGTTAAAGCACCCGTTGTGCTTGTACTTGCAGCCGCTAAGCTTAAAGCTTGCGTGCTTAAACTTAAACCATTTGCCGTGCCTATGGTAACCGCCGCGTGTCTTGCCGCCGTGTTAGCAGCTACGTCCGTGTTAGCGCTTACGCGTCCTTCGGTATAATATAAATTAGTCCCTTCAGTTACTTGAGTCGTTGTATAATCGCCGCTTGTAGCAACTACCGCACCGGTTCGTCCAAATACCGAACTTACGCCGGTAACCAATCCGGTGACGTTACCATTAAGCTTTTGAATAGCTTGTAAGATACTATCCGTTGCAGCCACCACACCCGCACCGCTTGTATAACCGGTAAGGGTAGAACCAATCGCTCTAGCGTTGGTAAAATATAAGTTTGTGCTTTCGGGTACGTCGTTAGTAACTAAACTAACCGCGCCGGTATATCCGTTAACCGAACTTACCGCATCGGTATTATCTACCTTATCCCAAGTAGACCCGTTAAATATGATCCAATCACCTACGTTCCAAGAAGTGATGCCGTTTATGTTTGTGCTACCCGCAGTTGCAACTATATAATAGTCGCCTTTAGATCCTACGCTACTTACAATAGTAGGCGTGTTAGTCGATGCGTTCCAAGTACCTTCGTACATAACGCCACCAACCAAAGCACTAATTTGATTTTGTACTTTACCAAACGCACCTAAAATACTATCGGTGTCGGCAATGGTGCCGCCTCCGGTTAAATTAAGGCCCGTTAAAATCTTACCCGTAACCGCGCTATTAACTAGCGTAGGGTTAGCATAAGTACCGCTTAACTCACCGCCCGCAGCTATGCCGCTTATAGTTGTTAAATATGTATTATTGTCGTAGCTTATTGTAGTACCGCTTATCTTTACAAAACCCGTTCCGTTTAATGCCGCTTGCTTGCCATTAAAAATATTCCAATCGGTGCTACTTAAAAAACCATTGCTTGCGCCGCCCGCTTGGCTTATGCTTACTACTCCGCTTGTTACACTAATAGGTAAAGTGCCACTTATTGCAGCCCTTGCACGTGCATCGGTATAATAAAGGTTTGTGCCTTCCGCTAGGTTTGTTGTACTCTTATTACCAAAAGCAGTATCAAATCTTGCTTGAGTATAATAAAGGTTTGTATTTTCCGGTACCGCTAAAGTGTCTAAAGTTTGAAAGGTCTTGTCACCTCTATAATATTGGGCCGTTGTACCCGCCGTAATTAATGGCTGCTTATTATTAAAAGTATTCCAATCGGTA